GTCGTGTAGGCACATCCGAAGTCATCACCGCCAAGCCGGGGAAAGCAGACCAAACCGCAACACTGAAAGCGTGGCTGCTGCACCTGCCCGGTCAACATCCTTTCTGGTCGGACTACATGTTTGGTGTCGTACACCTGCGCCCCATCGAACGCGGCAGACCACCCGTGAAGATTATGCCTGACGCGGAGCATGAAATGATTGTGGTCGCGCTTGACCCTAGCAGGAAGCCAAACGCCAGCGACACCAACACACTGATTCCGCTGCACCCGGTTAACTACGTCGTCCAGTTCGCGGGCATGACAGACGCGCAGGCGATAGAGACTGCTGCATTGCTGGTCAATGCGTTCATTGAAGGTGGGTTTTTGGTAGAGCCACAAGGGATTGTTGGCGCACGAGATCACTTCTTCGGGAAGGTGCAGCACTACATCACGAATCATTTATCTAATGTCCGCATGTATCGGGAGAAATAGAGTGACGAAAGAACAAGCTGAGAACATCATCAAAACGCACATTGAAGCTATCAAGAATCTAGACTACAGCGACGTGTCGTTTATGGATGAATTCATAGAGACCGCGCACTCGCCGCATCTGCTGCTGGATGGTGTCGAATGTCACATCGAGCGCACGCGGTATGTTGATGCTGGATGGATGCCCATTAACTATGTCATCGTCACCAGTGATGACTACAACCCGACGATCACGGTAGAGGGCAGCAGCGTGGACATTCGCTGGACGATGAAACAGCATACGCCTGCTGTCTATGCAGTGAAGGCCGAAGCGGTGCTGGCGCTGGTGAATCATGCGCGTAAGCCGGGAAGCGACGGGCGTGAAGACTAAGCTATTCTCATTCTGCCCTATCTGTGGTCAACAAAAGGCTCACTATCGTTTACTTGGGTATCGGTGCCCTAATCCTGAGCATGAAGTACAGGAGAATCTCCGGGATTTGCAGCTTGCAAAAGGCGGCAGCGTCTTGCGTATATGCCCGCATTGCAAGGAATCTGTGTACCCCCAGTACGAAAACTTCTGCCCGAACTGCGGCAATTCCATTGAGGGGGAAAGCTATGTCAACAGCTAACGCCTCCCTGAAAGCCGACTACGCCGCGTACTGCGCCGAGCAGCGTGCGCGGCATTATTCGCCTGTGAGCTACGAACTGTGGCTGGAAGGCACGCTGAACGCCTGCCGCCTTGATCTGGCGAACGCCAAGCGTGCGCTGCATCTGCCTGACAGCTACCGCGCGGCGCTGGAACGTGTCGATAAACTGCTGGAAGATGCAATGTCGCGAACAGCCCCTTCAAACCCGACGTTATATGAACTCTTTGAATTGGACATTTCGCTAAAAGGTTCAATCCAGATGGCACAGCAGATTATTCTAATAGCGCTCGGTGGCGCTGAGGAGGAATTGTGAACGAACAGGAACTACAAGCTATTGAACAACGTGCCGCTGCCTCAGAGAATGAACTGTACGCCCTGTGCCAGCGTCAACATGAATGGCGCATGTGCATTCCTGTGCAATCAACAGACAGCGACGTGGTACTAGGTAAGTCGTTGACAGATATTCGCGCGCTGCTGGCTGAGGTGCGACGCTTGCAAGAGATTGAGTCCCGCGCCGTGACCATCAACAATGCGCTGCTGGACGCAATCCAGTCGATGATGCCATTTTTAACGCCGCAGGTGCAGGAACGGATGCAGGCAGCGCTTCAACCCGTGATAGACCTGATGGAGCAAAAGCCGTGACCGACCAGAAACCCACGCATGTTTACATCGGGCGCAAGGACTGCGGATGCGTCCGCGCTGTGAGTCTTGACCATCGCAGTAAATCAACCGCTAAACGGGTGTACGAGATGATTTGCGATGGTCTAATTGTCGAGCGCATGACCTGTGAAGCCTTCGACGCCAGCGGTGGTATTGCATCGCTGTTTGAAGATTGCCCACACGAAGAACGTCAGTTGAAACTTGAACTGTGACCATTTCATCAGGAGCGATAACATGGTAACGAAAACCAAGTACATCATCCAGCAGCGCGGCTACTATCTCGGTGGCAAGGGCTACGCAGGCGCGTGGTGCAGGCGTGCGCGTGTAGCGCCTGGTCGCGTGTATGGCAACCTCTCAGGCGCGATCCGGGACGCTGCACTGCTGACGGAAGTCAACGACAAGGGCTGGACGTTCGTGGTCTATCCTTTCATGACCACAGCAGACCGTCAAAAGACCATCCTCGAAACGCTGGCCCGTCTGCCGAAGGACGAAAACGGCAAACCACGCTTTCGTGAGGAAGGCGCATGGAATTGTAGCCACTGCCATGAAGAAGGCTTTATACTGAATGAGCAGGGCTATTTCGAGCCGTGCCCAGTGTGCGAGGGAACTGGTGTGTTGAAGGGGGAATGGGCGTGATACAAGCCTTGCTTCTAATCATTATCATTACTCTCGGTTGCATGATCTGGTGGCAAACACGGACATTGGCTGTTCTTAAATCGACACTCAAAGACGATTTGAGTATGAAGAGCAACCTTGTCGATAAACGCCTTCGTGAACTGCATGACGCAAACATGATGATGACACAGGCAGCTAATCGTGCGTTCATCAACATGGCGCAGGCTCAGGAGGCGATGCGCCAGTTGTCTAACACACCGATTGACCGCAGCGCATGGGTCGAGGATGTGGCCGCCGCGCCCGAAGTGTGGGAGCTTGGAGATGATGGGGAGATTATCAGCCATGAATGACGAACAGCGCCGCATCCTCGAAGCGGCTAACGACACGATGATCAAAGGGATTATCGGCACCAACAGCCTGATATCACAGCTTGAAATCCTGCGCATCCTGAGCCTTGATGGATACAACTTTCATCAGCTATTTCTCTGGCTGCTGCGTAATAACCAGTCCATGATGGAACGTGTCTGCACCCAGTACGGCATAGACCGAATCGCAGATCTGTGTGTTCATCCTGGACAAATGATGCCAGATCGTGCAACTACGGTTGCAGGCGTGAAAGCCACGTTGCAGACGGAACTGGATAAGTGGGAGCAGCTTAAAGGTAGTTTCAAAGGGCAGAAATGAACATGAATAACGAACAAGCCATTGCTACCGCCGCGCAACATGGGTTGCATGTCGGGTTCCGGCGCATCTGCTCAGATGGTCGCGTATATGAGATTAAGCGCATCTTTTGGAGCGATGTTGTTGGAGATGTTTTGCTGGCGGTCTTCGACCACACGCTTACAAATCGTATCTACAAAATAGAGGACTTCGACCCATCCCGCGTGTATTGGGAAGGTGGCTTTATCGACGTTCCCGCAGGGCAGGAACCGCCAGAAGATGAGTATCAGGGCAACAGCGCTTACCTCAATCATTTTCTGGAAAGCGGCGAAGATGGGACGATAGCTTAGCTCCCCACTTCCGCCGCAGAAAAAGCCAAAGACGCGTTGTGATAGCGCGTCTTTTTATTGCAGTACAGCTTTATTCATCTAAACGCTCACATTTCCATCCTTTGTGTGATTTCATTTTCCCCCGCGCTACCACATTCATTGTAGCGCTATCTAACCCATGTTCACGGCAAAATTTAGCAAGATTGACTATTTCAATGCGTATCCCATCTGGCGATGTTACAATCCACTTTTTAGGAATCGCGTACCCCACCGGCTTCCAGGACGCTTTAATTTTTGCTCTTTGCGCAAGGGGTAAAGGCACCCCCTTGCGGGCTTTATTCATTTCTTCTAAAGCTTTAGGGAGGTGCATTTTCCCTTTAAGGGCCATAGATATTTTGAGATTTCTCTCTGGGGATCTGTTCCTTTGTGCTATGCGCATTTTCTCTACTGTCTCTGGAGACTTTTTTCGCCCTCGGCTTGCTGCCCCTATTTTTTGCTTTGTTTCTTCGGAATGCCGAGCAACCCCTTTTTGTGCTTTGCTAAGTTTTGCACGTGTTTCTTCTGATACTGAGTGCCCTTTTCGTGCCGCACTTATTTTTGCACGATGCTCAGGCGTCACAGGTCTTCCCAATTGAGATTTTTGTGCGGTAATTGCGATATTAAACCCCCGGCTTTTAAACGGTTTCATGGTATCAAGATAAAATTGCTCACGTTCTACTAATATGCTTTTATCGCATAGCTCAAGAGCATCTATCTTAAAAGCTTTTTCGCCATGTCGATTCCATGCATTTTGTAGATAACAATTGTCGTGCGTCCTTGTCTTTAAATCACTGACATGCTGTGACCAACGCCGTTTTATGTTGACGCTACTTCCAATATAGATTTTGCCGTTCACAGTACAAGTAATGATGTATATCCCAGCAGTAGACAATGGGTGTTTAGGAGACATAAGTGGTATAATCCTTCTGACTTGCCCTCAAGTAAGTCGATCAATACCCAAGATGGTCAAGCATCTTGGGTATCCCTTTTAATCCCCCAATTATATCTCATTTTCGTTCGTAGAACAAATATTCTTGATTTTGTATCTTGAACTATGTTACATTATACATATCTCATTTTAACTACTGGATAACCATAAGTGGACACAAAACAAATCGCTAAAACTGTGTATTCCAAACTGAGAGAACATGGTTATCCCTACCTCGCCCCCACCATTGAATCTGATGGACCTTTTTCTCGTATCGAACTTTTCAACGACAAATATCCAGCATTACAAATTATCATCTGCTATTCCAAGCCGGAGCATGAGGCGAAAATCTATGCGCTGTGGTATGCACAGCGTATGATGGTGGCTAACCCGCCCTGTGGCGTCGTGGCGTGCGTGGCAACGGCTGATCTGCGGATTGTCGAAGTGGATTAAGGGCGTCCTGCCACATGAGCCAGCATTCGCAAAGCGCGCGGGGAAACGACTTGGCAAACACATGCGTTTCAAACCCGACCACCTCGCGCGCCGGATAGTAAACAAATTGCATGTACCATGTTAAAGGGGGTTTAGTGGTGGGGTGACACTCAATAACTGTGATGTCGGTCAGCAGCTTCAGCGCCATGTTTGCATCATTCGCCCACAAGCCCCACGACCAGAACTGGCGGCGTGTTTCCATGCTGCCCCATGTCACATCGGTGTCCTTGATGTGACTGTCGTTTTTATCCACCAGTCGCAGCCAGGGCAAGGAGCCGTATTCAGGGGTCACCTCTAGTTTACACCCCGTCATGCAAGCGATGTGGTAATTGATGCGCGCATCAGGCCATGTGCTGTAGTCAGTCATTCCAGCGTCCTCACAAACGTCAGATCGTCTAACGGGTGGTGTTCCTTTGTGGCGCTGGCGGTTTCCAGCCCCGCGCGCAGTGGTTCGTTCCAGAAGCCCACCGTCGCCTCCTGACGGGTAAACAGGTCGAGAATCACACCTTCGCGCCCGTCCATCGTGCGCACCACGTCAAACATCGTAAAGCCGCGTAAATAGGGTTGTGGGGGTCGTTGTGGTGTCATTCGGCACTAGCCTTTGGATATACTTGTATCTCTATATCAGCCCCTAACCATCTCTCAACAGCGGGATTTGGCACGTCTCCAAAGTTGTCCAACGAGGGATGCATTAACGGCAGCCTGATTGTCAATTCATCAAGTGTGACACTGCCGCCATCGCGTGTAAAGTCAGGTTCTTCGACAAACATTGTAATGGCAACGGCTTCAGCTTCATATCTCAATAGCATGTCTTCTGTCCACCATTGGCGCGGAATGTATGCCTGATAGGTGGCCTGCCCAAACTGCGAGGCTCGAATCGCGGCACGGCAGTTTAATTCGTGGATAATCGCTGTGGGTATCATTCGTCACCGCCCTTTGGATATACTTGTATCTCGAACTCGCCAGTAAACAAATCCGCGTCCTCTGCCCATTGGGTAGGCCAATCGCTGAAATCGTCCAACGCAGCACGCCCAAACCCGTCTAGTCTAACGCTGGACTTCTGTGGACGTGTTACCGTTGCCACAAGTTCCATCTCCGCCGCGCCGCGCTTGCGATACAGCTTGATAATCGTTTCACCAATGTCGATCAAGATGCCATCACCGGAGACAAAATGCCCTTTGACGATAGGAGTCAGGTCAATGCCGTCGCTCATTCAACCCTCGCCATAATCTGCGTCACGGCATTACTACGGGCGACAAATACCAGCGGCGCGTCATCTACCATGACGGTGTACACGCGTCCGGTATCATCGCGAACAGTCAGCAGTTTGACGTCGATGCTGATTGCGATACGCCCCGGCTCAAGGGTGACAGCGTTCGGTGTTTCCAGCGTCACCGATACCGGAACCTCAATGGTCTGTTCGTTGGGCAGCACAATGGTTGCGTACAGTTTGGGTTGCGTCATGTTTCGTATTGCCATCTTCTACCCCTTCAACCACTGTTCCATCTCATCCAACCACTGCCGATACTGGACAATCTGCCCCAGCGCGCGCTGTTTCGCTTTAACATCCCCCTGCCCTGCTTTGGAGGCCAGTTTCAGGAATTGGCGAAATTCGCGCGGTTTTTCGCGTGAAATCAACACTTTTTGCACCTGCGACCCATCGGCACCGCTTGATAGGGGAGTCGGCCTACGCCATTCTCTGATTGCAGCAAGCAGCATCTTTGACGACGCGCCGTTTTCGATTGCCCATTCCAGCCATGCCTGTTGATCTTCAGGCGCTAATCCTGCGACCACCTTATGATGCGCAAAACTGAGTTTATCGGTGCGCACCGATACTTTGCTGGCAACATAGACCATATCCCGCAGCGATTGCACCTCATATCCCGTCAGTTCTGCAACCTGCTCATACGTCTTGCCCCAGCGCCGATCCCCGAATGCCAGCCAGTCCCCGATGAGCCATTGGACCGACGCACCGAGTTTGCAGATCATCACGCCTAATGCAGTCCACTGTGCTTCGGTAGTATCTGCCGGAATATCAACCCCTGTGGTTGTGAGTCTGAAGCCAGACAATAGCCACGATCCATCGCCCTGCGGCACAATCGCGCCATCGGGTAATGTCGTTTCCGCCACCATATGCCGCGTCGTCGGAATTTGGTAGCCCATCAGCGCGAGCTGCTCAGGACTTAATGCGCTGGCGGTTTCGTCGCCAACGCCTGTAATGGCTGAAGTGCGTCCGCTGCGCTTATCCGACATACGCCAGCACCCCGTTGACCAGCGCCCATGCCTCACGCGCCGCAGCCGAACGTGGCGCGTAGCGGAAGACGGGCGTGCGGCGGTTCGATGCTTCGACCCACGTCACACGGTTGGGAATAGGCGCGGTCACCATGTCGCCGAAATTGGTACGTAGATCGGCAAGGTTTTCGTTGTGTTCAATCGTGTTTTTGTGCATCATCGGCACAATACCCAGCGTATCAACCCCGACGCCTGTCAGCTTCTGGCGCTGGCGACTAAACACATTCAGGTTGTTATACGTCGCGGTCAGCGCTTGCAGGCTGTAGGTTTCGCATTCGGTGGGGTAGATGATGCCGTCTGTCGCCATGTAGATAATGCCATGCAGCAGACTCGGCGTGGGTGAAGTGTCAAACAGCACGACATCAAACAGTCCCGCCAGTTCTTCCAGACGGGCGTTGATCGTCAGTGAATTTTCTACCTTCTGCCCAATGAGCATGGTTTCACTGTTCCCCGGCAGCACCGCCAGAAACCCCTTAGAGGCTTCTGTGGGCGGTTCGTAACTCTCAGGGGCCAGCGGGCGAATAATGTCTGCCCATGCCGCGCCGCGCACGACCATGTCATAGAAACCGGGCGCTTTGTTCAGCCCCATCCCGAAGGTCGCGTGTCCCTGTCCGTCTGCATCAATTAAAAGAACCTTTGCACCGCGAATGGCTAAGCCTGCCGCGATGTGAATTGCCAGCGTGGTCTTGCCGACGCCGCCTTTTTCGTTTGCCAGTGTAATCACTTTCATGGTTTGCATCCTCTGTTGTTGGTCATCTCAGTTTATACCGTTAAGCGTGCCATCTTCTCCTGACACATCGAACATACATCTGCCATTTTGCCCGCCAGGCGCAGGCGTTTGAACCCGCTGACTCGCTGTACATGCTGGCGTGCCGCGCGAATGTTCACGCGCCTGTCGGTGCAGCCAAACCACTGATGTCCGCAGACATCGCAGCGAATGGTGGTGGTGATGTCACCGCGCGCCATCTGCCGCCTCCCTAATCTTGCCCTGCCAACGCTCCATCACTGCTTTTATGCTGTCTTCTAACAGACCCCCGCAGCTAAAAGTGTGATGCCGATTCGAAAGCGTGACCTGCCAGCTTGTTAAAAATATGCCCGTTTCAATCACTAAATTCCAGCGTTCGCCCGTTTCAATGTTACGCTCACGAACACATGCATGGGCATAGGCTAACAGATCGCTTATTTCATCCATCTGTCCCGACTCCCAGCGCTTCACCCAGCCGATACCACAATAGCTGTGCCCACGCTTTATCAATGATCGTCACCAGCGCCGCCGCTGAACGTTCCACGTCACGCTCCCACAGCGTCAGGTTGACGGGGCCGTAATCTTCTTCGTGCTGCGCCTGCTCGCTCTCCACTTCCAGTCGCGCCTCATACAATGCGCGTTTGGTATTATCCATGTTGGCATTCTTTAAAAGCGTCCCATCCAGGCAGCCAGTGGCGTTCACCGTCTGGATCACAAGCGCCGCAATTGGGTCATCTCCACGCTGATACTGCTCCCCGATGAAACTCAGCACATCCCCGCGCATTCCGCCAGCACGTACCAGATGCTGCAACACAAAACCTTTCGCCTGCGGTTTCAGTCTGTCAATGCGTACCGCAATATCCTCGGCATCTTCGACGCTGAGCGCCCCTGTTGTCACCATCTGCGACAGTGGGGCGTAACGGCTGGCAAACACCCGCAGCTTCTTCGCGGTCACGTTTACCGCCGCCTCAATGTGCCGCTGTGCCACCACATCGCTGCCCTCGCTGGACGCCATCTGCTCGGCAACTTTCAGCGCGTCGTAGCGGCTTTCCGCTGTGGGCAGTGACTTCAGCTTGCGGGCGTGTGTTTCAGGCAGGGCAAACTTTTCACCTAGAGGTGAAAACGAAGTCAACTGCTGTTCGACTTCCACCGCATCCTTGAGTCTGTACACATGCTGGAACGACTTACCAAACTCAGCCTGTGCGCATTTGAGGAAACTGCTGTACCCCAGCGCTTTCCAGCCTTCGCGCTGCCACAGGTCATGTGCTTTTTTGCGCGCCAGTTGATGCTGTTCATCTGACACGCGCATATGCTCACGGATGTCCGTCACGCAGGTACGCGCTTCCTCTGCGCTCATGGGGATCAGGACGATGCTGTCGCTCATCTCACTTACAACCTCCTGTCTATCCGCTGTTACAGACTGTCAACGCCTTCACTTAACACTTACTGAACAACTGACTTATAACCAAACATTCACGGTATTCCAGTGTACACACGCTTAAATATCCCGTAATATAACGATACGTCACAACCCTATACTTAATCGTAGTGGAACAGAAGTTCTAACCAGATTATATCTTTATCCCGTTGGGACTCGTGTTACACTGATTAGAACGTTTGTTTATTGTTACATCGAGCGCTGCCGTTATGACATTTAAAGCCTGTTTTTTCACGCCTCCTACCAAGCACAAGGGTTCCGACTATCCCCGCCAGCATTAAAACCGAGCAGGGGCAGCCCGCGCCGCTTTTGCCAGTACGTTTTACGCGCCGAACCTTTACGCGCGGAATCATCTTCGTTAGCGCTTTCATCGTCTTCTGTGTTTTCTTTTGCTGGCGCTTGATGTCTTTTGAGCTTCCCATTGTTCTCCACCTTTCTGATAACGGTGAGAACACTATACCGCTGTCTACTCAGCACGCCAACTTACTGCGATTCGGATCGTCTCCCGTGTCCCAGTGCCCGTCGCTTTGCTTCTTCAATGGCATTCACGGCTTCTGGAATTTCAGGGTTGTGCGCACGAATATATTCCTCCAGCGTTTCGGAAAAGCTATTGGCGTTCATTCGTTCTTTGAGCAATTCGAGCATCGCGTGAACCTCGCGTTTCACCTGAACGTTCACATACCCCTCCGTTGTTTTCCTAGACATATTTTCCCCTATATTGTACATGTGTTCTGAATTGTTGTCAAATTGTTTGATTGACAATTCCGAAATTCCATAATATGATTTATTTACAAATAGAGGATACCAGTAAACGCACTGCGATGAAAATATCCGAGCGAAAGGATACACCCCAACGACAAAAATTGAGATACACTTAACCCACGTAACACATGTGTTCTGAAGATTATGATACACTTAAGGAGTAAAAAATGTCCACGTATGCAGCACCACCTGAGGATATTGTGAAGCGGTTGGCGATGTTAGGCTGGCAGTGGTTTTTAGTAGTCGCTGATATGCGTGAAGTCGTCAGAGACATCGCCGAGGTCTGCGACAGTCGGGCGTATGCCAGTTTCCACAGCCCGACCTTTGCAGGCGACAAACGAGTCCGGGCGCTTACGCGTCTGGACGATGGTTCATTCCGAGCGCTGGTGAGTGTTGAAGGCGCCTGCCAGCGCTCGGAACTTTTCCTTGCAGCAGACACAAAACTAACCTGTTTCGTGCCTGCCTGAATTTTAACACGAAATCGCCCATCCCGAATTACGGAAATGTGAAGGTAGTAAATTCTATGGTCACAAGTGCAATTATCCCCGCGCAATCCAGCAATCTATCCGCGAACGTTCCCAACCTCGACACCATTCAGGCGGTTTGGAAGCTGGCAGAACTGGCGTCAAAGTCCGGCATGAGCAAGGCGAAAACGGCACAGGATGCCTTCTTTATCGCGATGTACGGGCTTGAGCTTGGCATTCCCCCCATGACATCCCTGCGCACGATTTACAGCGTTTCCGGTGGCGTGCCGACCTGCTCCGGTGAGGCGATGCTGGCGCTCATTCGCCGCTCTGGTAAGGTGCGGGTATCGATTAGTGACAACGCTGAAACGCTGAAAAATGGCAAGGCAGTGGTCAGCATGAAACGCCTTGACAGCGGCGATGAATACACGGCGATCTGGGGCCGGGACGATGACGCCCGCGCCAAACTGAACAGCAACCGTGACAAATATCCGGCGCAGATGTGGACATGGCGCGCGGTCAGTATTGCCGCCAAAGCTCTGTGCAGTGACATCATCGGCGGGTTGTACACGGTTGAAGAACTGGCCCCCAACACCGAACTGGACGAAAACGGTGCGCCTGTTGGGGAGATCATCGAAGGTGAAATCCAGGTCATGAAGCAGCAGCCTACACCTGAGAAGGTTGTCACGCTGCCTACACCGCCGGAAGAACCGCCGCATCCCGTCATCACGACGCAGGAAGCGAAGGAAACGCTGGGCAACGGCACGAACCGCCGCATTGTGACTGACGCCAGCAATATGAACGGCTCGACGCAGTGGGCAAACCCCACGACGCTGGATCAGCTCTATGAAGCGGTAGCCAAGCGCATTGAGGGGATTAGCCACAGCGAAATCCTGCGTTATGCGTCGGTCGATAAGTGGAACAACGAAAAGGCATGGAACGCCAAGTTTAACAGCGGGAAAGAAGCTGTAGCGCACATCCTGAAATCGTGGGAAGTGGATGCGCAGCCGCCAGCGAAGGGCTGGACCGAAGACGAAAAGGCGATCTTCGCCAACTGGATCATGGACAACTTCGGCAAGTCGGTGGAGCAGGTCGAGCGCGAGATGGAAGTCACATTCTACAGCGCGTACAAGTCCCCGATAGACGCTACACACGCCATCGTCCAGCGCGCGACACAGGAGCAGTGGGACGTGTGTTCAACGGTTGCCTTCTACAACGGGCAGTACATCGACTTCAAAACTGCTGTCGGCATGATCCGCGTCTATGGGCGCTCGACTGAGTTTAAAAAGTCGGTGGGGGAAGCCTACTACAGCGCCAACCACATCGAGTCCTGGGTCACGGATAACAAGCCGAAGGCGGTGGCCCCTGTGCGTCTGAAGTGGGCAGTGAAGGGTGAAGGCGACAAGTCGTATTACATCAGCGACAAGGGGCAGCAGACGCCCGCCGAAGCAGCGCCCGTTGCGGCGGGGACTGTGGAGATACCGGACGATCAGATTCCGTTTTGATCTTTAACATCCTGCCTACCAGATGACGGTTGTAATTTTGTCGGAGATGCGTTAAAAATAACGTAGCTCAATTGAGTGGGGTGGAAATAAAAACGCCCCACTTCACAGGGGGCATCTGGTAGGTAGCTATAACATCGGGACGCTCAGCGGTGCGAACGCGCAGCGTCACAGTCTCACCACACGCCTTTAGTCTAGCGGAGGCGTGTGGGTTTGTCAAACATTCGTTATAACCAAAGAACAGATGAGCTATGGCTGAGTGGGTCAAAGGCTGGTTAGCCAGCGAAAATGCGCAGCGGGATGTTATCGCCGTGAAGCGCATCTATGTAGACATTAACGATGGTGATTTGATTGATGGCATTATGTTCAGTCAGATTATGTTCTGGCATGGGTTTAATCTCGAAACGGGTAAACCGCGCATGACGATCCAGCGCGATGGGGAATTATGGCTGGCGAAACGTGCAAAGGACTGGTGGGATGAATGCCGCATTACTGAGCGCTATTCCCGCGATTGTATTAAACGCCTTGCCAAGCGTGGGTTAATCATTGTCAGGACATGGAAATTTAATGATGTCCCGACGACTCACCTGCGCATTAACTGGCCAGAATTTAAAAATCGTGTGCAGTCGATTTTACAGAATCCGCAAATTGGATTTGACGAAAATCGTCAAATGGACTTAACGAAAATCGTCAAATCCATAACAGAGAGTACTACAGAGATAACTACAAAGAATAGAGATTCTTTGCCTGCGGCAATCTCACAGGATGACTTTCGTCAAATCGAAACCGTTTCGCCTTCAGGAGAAACAGGGACAGATCCCAGCGCTGCAAACGAAAAGAATACAACCGCAGTCCCAGCGGCCAAGGGACGGTTCACCGCCAGCAAGTATTATCCGGTGAATGAAGCAAAACAGGAGGTGTACGCCAAGACCTACACGCCAAAGGACTACGCCCCACTGCTGGAAGCATGGGCGAAACATGGCATCGTCCCTGTGAAGGGCAGTGTACTCAATGCTGATGCGAAGTATGCGACCTACAAGCTGACCAAACCGCCCGCGAAACGCAGCCCGACCTTTGACGCGATTGCCGAGTGCGGCTGGCACATGCGCCCCGGCTTCAGTCCTGAAGTCTTAAACGGTAACGCGGGACGTGTGGGTAAGGTGATTACCTGCCTTGCCGAACATCTGGGCAAGACCTACAACGAAGTGAACGAAGACGCCATGATTGCCCAGCGGGTACGGGCTGTATATGCGCAGTGGAAGGTGAATAAACCCAACGCCGACCCGCCCAAAGATCCCGCAGCCTTTATTTCCGCATGGGAAGAATTTACAGCGCCAGCGCCAGCACGCCCGTCCCAGCAGCCCGCGCCTGCAACTCGTGAAATCAGCGCCGATGAACGCGCCGAACTTGCCCGTAAGATGGCCGAAAAGAAAGCGACCTTATTCTCATGACTCAACAACCTACTCCCGCCCCGGCATTAAATGTGCCGTTCAGCCAGGAAGCCGAGGAAGCCGTAATCGGCGCGGTGCTGGTCAATCCTGTTGTGATGCCCGATATCGCCGCGATCCTCAAGCCGGAGGATTTTTTCCTGATCCGTCACCGCTACATCTGGCAGGCTATGCTGCGACTGCTGGAACAGAAAAAAGCGATTGATTACCTGACAGTGGTCGAAGAACTGAAAGCCTTTAAACAGCTTGAGGCTATCGGTGGCGATACCTATCTCATCAGCCTGTTTCGCAATACACCGAGTTCAGTATACGCCGAAACCTATGCCCGCCTGGTGGAACGCGCGTCCATTCGCCGTAAGCTGCTGAGCGCGTCGGATGAAATACGCGGGCTGGCGCTCAACGAAACCATGCCCGTAGAGCAGATCGTGAGCAAGGCTGAGGAACGTTTATTCACCGTTACCGAACACGCGCTGCCCAACGATACCGTCACCATGCGTGAAGCCTCTATCGCCTTTTACAACCAGATAGAACAGCAGGTGAACAATCCCATTCACGGGCTGAAGGGCATCCCGACAGGCTTTACCGAAGTGGATACGCTGCTGGACGGGCTTCAGCGTAAGTTTTATATCCTCGGTGGACGCCCGCGCATGGGTAAAACCGCGCTGTTTCTGGCGATTGCGCTGCATGTCGCACGCATGGGTAAAAGAGTGCTATTTCTGTCGATGGAGATGGAAGTCGAGGAAATCATGAGCCGCCTCTATTCGATGATTTCCGGCATCCCGTCCCGCACCATTACGCACGGCGATCTGGATACAACGTTGTGGGAACGGTTTGTTGAGTCCATTGGCGAAGGTGGCAAGCTACCACTTTTTATCGACGACTCCAAAGCGCTGTCCCCGCGTCAGGTGGAAGTGAAAGCCAACCGCATTGCCCGTAAACATGGCGATTTAGACCTGCTGATCGTCGATGGCATTTATAAGATGTCACCGGGCAAACGCATCGGGGAGCGCCGCCTTGAGGTCTCACACATCGCTTCCAAACTGAAAGACATGACGGGCAAACGTGAATTGAACGTGCCGATACTGGCGACGCATCAGTTATCGCGCGGCGTCGATGACCGCAAGGATAAACGCCCTGTGTTGAGCGACTTAAAAGAGTCGGGTGATCTGGAAGCTGAGGCCGATGTGGTGATGTTTCTGTATCGTGATGTGGTCTATAACCCCGCATCGGAGTTTCCGAATACTGCTGAACTGATCGTCGCCAAGCAGCGCGACGGTGGCGAGGGGACGGTAACACTGTATTTCGAGAAGACGCTCACCCGTTTTGCCAATGCCGCTGTCCGTGATATTGACCTGGCGCTGTTATGACCATCACGCTCTATCGTTTTGATACTCAGTATCATGTGGTGACAGGGGACGATGCGCTGCGGCTGCACGATTACGGCTACCCGCTGGCGGTTAAACAGGAACCGTATGCCGTGTTCATTCCGGCGGACAGTATCGGCTTTCACGTCTGGCAGATACTGGCGCATGAGGACATCAGACTGGCAGAAAAAACCATTACCGTCACCAGCAGAACCGCCTATTTACGGGCGTGGCAGCGCTTCACCGGACGCCTGCGCACGAAGTCATGGAAACAGGCCAAAGCCGACTTTGAATTTGAGACCATGATTATTGTCGCTGAGGATGTGCCGGAGCAGATGCCGCTGCTGTAACCAAAAACGCCCCTTTCGGAGCGCTGTTGGCTGTTCGATGACCAATCAAACATCAGATGCATGGTTACACCCATGCATCTTTTATTATCCACAATTGGCGCGGGGTGTCAATTTTGCTTGTTGACAATACTATACATTGTATAGTACTATTGTAAATGAAGGTAACACCATAACGATGACCACCGTTTAAACATCAGCGTAAGGATTAAATCTATGACAACACGCACGACACACAAGGAAGGCACAGACCGCCGCCGCGTTGAACCGGAGTTTTCACCTACAGGTGAAACCAGCGTCGAGCAGCCTTTGCCGGAAGACTCGCAGCAGACCGTGACGCCGGAAGGCACAGACACTGCCGAACTGGAAGCGAACCCCGATGGGATGCTGGCGTTCTGGCAGGCGCTGCGCACGATTGGCGAACTGCACCGCGACGGATACCGTTTGCTGCATGGCGCGCTGATCCGCGTGGATGCGCCGCGCTGGACACGCGGCCTGTGGTGGTGTGAACTCTGGTACTGGTCAGCGCCCTACGGCGAGATGCGCCGCGCTGCTGGCTGGGGTTACGAACGGGACGCGGCGGTGTTCAAGGGACTGCGCAACTGGCGACAGGGCCGTAGCTCCCGCTTTATCATCCCCGGTTCGCGTGTGGATGAAACCGACGATCAGGAAGTGTATGAGGACACTCCCACTTTCACGCGCTCCTACACCCGCCGTTTGCATCCTGCCCGCATCGGGGCCTACCGCGTGATGGGGGTCTAACATGATTACCGCCAACTACTTCACAGCACGTTTGGACATGATCGTGCAGGCACACAATGCCGGACACGCGGAGAGTTATTTTGACTTTTTTGTCCCCGGCTACCGTCTGACGATTGCGCCGCATCGCGATCATGACTACGCCCCCGCGCTGGTGGTGGAAGTCCCCGCGCCGAATCTGGTGCGCGTGGCACAGGTCGAGCGGGATACGCCTGTTGTCGAAGCGGTCTTTTACACCGCCAACATCGGCGGCTGGGTGCCCATCGGGATACGCCGCCTGTACAGCGATTATTACCGCCCGTTTGCGCGACTGTCGCACGACTTCTGCCACATCACCGCATTCACCAGCGAACGCCAGTTACGTGAGGCAGTGGTGTACTGCAATACCAGTTGGTACAGCCGTTTGCAGACGCAGGGCTTTTTACGCCTGCGCCCGCTGACGATCACCAGTCATGTCACTGAACTTGATCTGCTCGATGTACGTTCTTTAGTGCTGGCATAGGGGGAACCATGACCACATTAACAGCATTCCAGCAATCCATTTTGTCCCGCGTGCAGTCGGGTATCCTGCCGCACAGTAAGACCAACCCGCCGCAGCGTAACACGCTCCACCACCTGCGCAGTCTGAGCCTGGTCGATTTTCGCGCGGGCGAAGATGATTTTGAATGGTTCGCCATGCCGCAGGAAACCGAAACACAGGAGGCAACTGCCGTTGTGCCCGTCGAGCCTGAAACCGAATTTGTCCCGCGTAAGGGGATGTTAGTCGCGTTCCAGAAGGCGTTTGCTGCGAAGGACACGACGTGGTATGAGGGTGTGTATTGGGGCGTATACGCAGGCAATCCGAAGCTGCACATGATCCGCTTCGGTGGCATCTCCGAACCCGCGTGGGCTGTGCGTTCACTGGATGGGCAGGTCGCCAAACCTGCCGCAGTGCAAGGGCAGATCGTCATGCCCAAACCTGAAACGTCGATGGACGCGCTGGCGAAACTGGCGCTGAAGAAAGTCTTCGGCATCGAAGACCAGCCGCAGACCATCCCGCACAACGGCATCGAGGATGCCGCGTTTACTGAAGTCGTGCCTTACATGTTCCCGCTGGTGATTGATGTCGCCAATTGGGAGCGTATGGTGAACGCGGAACTGGCGCACCGTGTCACCGAGCGCATTCACGCGATGCTGACGGAACCGCAGGCTGAAGCACAACCCGAACCGCAGGAAGACATCTTCGACGGGCTGGCCGAATTCACGCTGCTGCCCTCGGTGACGCCGCTGCGGGAACGGCGTGCGGTGCTGCTGCCAGCGGTGGACGTAACCCCCGCCATGTTCAAACAGGCGCATCGCGGGCTGGTGACGACAGCAGTCCGTGTCCACAACCGCCGACATGGTCGCTACTGGACGGTGGGGCGCTGGTCGTCGCGTTTGGCGCTGGTGCTGCTGTGGGATGGCACGCTGCTGCTGCTGGATGGGCCGCTGGCCTATGAAGTCAGACCGCGCAAACTCGACACGCTGAACACGCTGTTTAATGCGTGGGCTGGACAGGGCTGGAATAAGAAACTGGCAAACGTATGAGTGAGCAGATCAGGGCGCTCTTAGAAACCAATCACATCAGCGTGACAGCAGTGGAACAGGTCACCAACACGCACTGGTATCAGGTGTGGCTGAAGGGTAAGTTCAGCCGTAAGGCCGTGGCCTTTGCCCTGAGAGGCTCAACGTTTGAATGTGTTGGTGGTGGACACTATCACGGCAAAGCACTGGCAATTGTCGCTGTGAGGATGGACTAATGAGCGACGAATGCGCCGCCGCCCTGAAACGCCTCAAGCCGCTTCAGGGCATGGAAATCAGCGCAGATGGGGAGGTCGTCAGCATTCGCCACCATGCGCCCATCGCCGTGTTTGACCCGCTGGAAACGCTTGCCCGCCAGCATCAGTACAGGGTGACGCGGCGCGGGTGCGATCTGGAAGCGTGGTCGCAGTATTACGTGCGTTTGGAAATGAGGAGAGTACCGTGAGCGATTATCAACAATTTTTAATCAACAAATTCCAGACCGCTAAACCAATCGGCTTTGAGGTTTCAGAAAGTGACATCAACCCAAAGGCGTTTAAGTTTCAAAACGCCACGATCCGATGGGGTTTGTACCTTGCCCGCGCCGCCTATTTTCAGGAGTGCGGCATGGGCAAGAGTCTGCAGGAACTTGAATGGGCGCGGCATGTAACACAGCACACAAAGCGCCCTGTGATTATCCTTGAACCGCTGGCCGTTGCACAACAAACTGTGAGCGAAGCGGGGAAGTTCGATATTCAGGCAGATGTTCAATATGCCAGATCGCAGGATGAAGTTGGCAGCGCGCAGATTGTTGTCACCAACTATGAACGCCTGCACCTCTTTGACCCCGCGCGGTTTTCAGGTGTTGTGCTGGATGAAGCCTCAATCCTGAAAAATCTAGGGGGCAAGACCTTCTGGAGACTCGTGCGCGCGTTTGCTGATACCCGATTTAAGCTGGTCGCAACAGCAACCCCTGCACCGAACGACTTTGTTGAGTTCAGCAATCAGTCAACCTTTTTGGGCATCATGCACTTTAAAGAAGTGCTTGCGCGCTGGTTCATGGGAGATAGCAAACTTGCCCGCAGCGCTATCCTGAAAAAACATGCTGAAGCTGATTTCTGGCGCTGGTTAACCAGTTGGGCTGTATGTTTGTCTACTCCCGCCGACCTGGGGCCTGAATATGCGATGCACGGATATGATCTCCCGCCATTGCATTTACTAGAGCACCGGTTATCTGCCAGTCAGGATACGATTGACCGCGCTCATCGGGAAGGGATGCTGCTGCCTGACACCAATCCCAACTCGACGACTCTACATAAGGTCAAGCGTGAAAGCCTCAAGGATCGCGTTCACAAAGCTCTTGAGCTGGTTGAAGCGCTGCCCACTGATGCGCCGTGTATCGTGTGGTGTGACACCAACTACGAAGCGGATGCGCTGATGAAGGCCCTGCCACAATCTATTGAGGTGCGCGGCTCTCACACCCTTGAACAGAAGGAAGACCGTCTAAACGCCTTCACAATGGGCAAGGAACGCCTTCTTATCACCAAGCCAGAGATCGCAGGCTTCGGCCTGAATTGGCAGCATTGCGCTGACATGGTGTTTGTCGGTGTGTCCTTCTCTTTTGAGAAAACCTATCAGGCGCTGCGCCGCTCCTATCGCTTTGGGCAGACTAAACCTGTGAATGCACACCTGATCTACGCCGAAACAGAGGGGAGCGTGCTGGCGATTTTAAAAGCGAAACAACGTGCATTTGCTGAACAGCAGCAAAAGATGAACGCCGCGATGCTCGAACATGGGCTGTTTCGCAGCAGTAAAAAGCCCGTGTTGGCATCGGCACAGGGCGCAAAATCAATCATTTTACCCGCGTGGCTTAAGAGTTACTCGGAATTGGAAGAAGGGTTATCGGCATGAACGATGTGAAGGTCATTAATCAGGCTCAGGGAAATAACTGGGTGCTGTATCAGGGCGATTGTGTGCAGGTTATCAAAGGAATTCCAGACAATTCGCTTGACCTGACAGTATCCAGTCCCCCGTTTGGACAGCTTTATATCTATAGCGATTCTGAAGCTGACATGGGCAACAGCGCCAATGACGATGAGTTTTTCACGCATTATGAATTCCTCATCAAGGAAATGTATCGCGCCACTCGTCCGGGGCGATTGAATGTGGTTCACTGCAAAGACCTCCCAGCGTTCCGTAATCGCGATGGCGCGATGGGGTTAATTGATTTCCCCGGCAAGATCATTCGCGCCTTTGAAAACGCAGTGAATCCTGAACCTAAATTAGACGCCGAAGCTCTTAAATCCGCGCCCAGCATCGAAGCCGTGCGCGCTCTACTCGAAGCCCATCAAGAGGCCGTTGCTAAGTGGAAGAAGTCCCCCAATTGGCAATTCCATAGTCGCGTGACGATCTGGAAAGACCCTGTGATTGAAATGGAGCGCACGAAGAACAACGGGCTTCTACATCGGAATTTTGTCTCCAATACAGAAGTTTGTCGGCAGGGGATGGCAGATTATCTCATTGTATTCCGCAAATGGGGTGGAGATGAAACATTTGAAGTTCCGGTCCAACAGCGCCGTGTTATGGGGGATTACATCGGAGGGAAAGCGCCCGAAGAATGGGAAATTCGCCCCAACAAACGGACACGCGAGAATAACTACAGCATTGCCGTGTGGCAGCGTTACGCCTCACCCGTCTGGATGGACGTGCAACAGACAAATGTCCTGAATTATGAGCAGGTTAAAGACGCCAAAGACGAAAAACACATCTGCCCGCTTCAACTGGATGTCATTCGCCGCTGCATTGACCTGTGGAGCAATAAAGGGGACGTGGTATTTGACCCCTTTGCCGGAATTGGCTCAACCGCTTATGAAGCGGTGCGTTTGGGGCGTCGCGCCGTTGGCATTGAACTTAAGGAGTCCTACTGGAAAGGGGCAATTAAATATTGCTCACAGGCAGAAATTGAGGTCGCTCAACCAACATTATTCGACCTGTTAGAACAGCACCAAGCCGCGCAGATTGAAACAGCGGAGGGGTTATGACCCACAACTACCGCAGCGAAGGCTTCACACCCATCGAACGCCCACAGCAGATGGCCGATCATGCGCGCGTCGTGGAACTGGAACGCGAAGTAACCCGCCTTGAGTCTGTGCTGGCCGACATCTGCACGCTGACACGCGACCAGTGGCTTACGCCCATCGAAACGCTGTTAAAAATACGCGCCAGGTGTCAGGAGGTGCAGCGGTGATTATCCTCTACACCCCGCCGCCAAGCGCTATCGTCCCTGTAGCGCCCGCCGTGACCCGCCGCGAGGCTACCTACCGCAAACACAAACGTTCGTGGTGGATGCCAGTGGACTACGACTCGCAGTGTTTGATGCATAAGCGCCTGCTGCAAAGCGGCTGGAAGCCCGCGCGCTGGGAGGTGGTGGCGTGAATACCTGTACTGTCTGCGGCACACCTATTGCCGCCAGTCGTAAATACTGCAAAAATGGACACAAAATCACGGCGTACCGTCGCCGTGTGCAGCGCGGCGCAAAAGGCGCAAAACAGGCGTTAGACGTGGTTCGGCAGACTACGCCTGTAAAGTCCCCTGAGGCGTCTCAAAACGCCAAAAAAGGGGCGTCAGCCTTTAACGACAGCGAATGGATGCGCAAATCCACAGCGCAAATAAAAAGCCTGTCGGCGCGCTGGGGCGATGTGTACGAAGGCACGATGCTGCGCAAGCGCTGGTTGGGGACGGGCAAAAACGCCAAAGCGCTGGCCCCGGTCTACATGGACGTGGATACGCTTTCGCTGCCCGAACGACAGGCACGCGCCTTTGAGATGGCAGACCGCTACAAATTGTTTGAGGTGGTGGTGGATGGCGTGCTGTCCCCCAAGCCGCTGGATGGCTGGCATGTCTGGCGCTCCTCGGATGAACTGCTGGACTACGTGCTGCGTGAAAAGAAACTGCCAGAGGGGGAAATTCGCTTCCGCCTGGCCTTACGCCAACTGGAACGGGCGCGGCACGACCTTGACTTTGTGTTTCATCTGACCCCACCGCAGCCGGAACACTGGCAGGAGTCTTTGCGCTTCCAGCAGCAGATGTTAGACACCGCGCGTAAGGGCAGCGATAAGGCGCACATCGCCAAACTGGAACGGCGCGTGAATGCGCTGGAACGGGCAATTAATGCACAGGTGGCAGTCGATAATCACGCGCGCTACAATGAAAAAGAGAAGGAGCCAACATGGCAAAACGAAGCCATCTGTACCACAAAATGATTCCCTACAACCCACGCATCGAAGCGCTGGTACGGGTTATCGGGGATGCGCTGGCGGCGCATATGATCCGCACGCCGCTGCCGCTGCCTATTCCGCTGCCTGCCCTGATGCCGAACCTGAAACTGTCATGGCAAGGGACAGGGGAATACAACGTCTCGCTGCTGCTGGAAGGCGCGCTCATAAAAACCGCATGGGACATTCAACGCATCGACCACGACACCCTGAAGCGCTATGTACAGTTTTACCTGGACAATCGCAGTCTGGAAGCCAATGCCGCGCTGGCCCCTGATCCTGAAGCCTCACACGCCGGGGAGCGTTACGTCGAACTGCGCAACGAGGACAGCGTGGCGGCTGTGGAAACGATTGCCCGCGCGCTGGAAGATGCGGGGTTCAAGCTGTCGAGCGTCAACAAAAAGGACAGCGTGCGCGGCAAGGTGGGGGAGGTCGTGCCGAACTTCAAAGCGACGGCGCTGGTGGCGCTGTGTTACTGCGCCGATGTGCTGAGTGTGCAGGAGGGGTGACAATATGGCGCGACTGATACAGGGGTCTATCTCGTTAGGCTTTTCTGGAATGCCGTCTTACCTGAAGGGACAGTCTACCTATTCGCCGGATGTTCCTCTTGCCGCCGCGTTAAGTGCAGCGCTGTGGCTCAATGTGGAAAAGTCGAGAGAGATCGGCAAACAGCTAAACCTGATCGGCAAAGGGGACTGTCTGTACATGGCAGAAACCATTAAAGCCACCTATCCCCATTTGAAAATGATGCGCGGCGCGGTGCAGTTTGAACGCGGGTTTACGGTTCACACTCATTTCTGGCTGATGGGTGACGGGGAAATCATTGATGTTCGTTATCTGGACGACCCACCAGTACGTTACCTCATTGGAAACTATTTTGAGAGCGCTGTACGCGTCCGGTCTAATGACTGCCAATGGTCTGGTATTTACAACTGGCACTTACCTGCAAAGTGGAAGTCGCGCACGATTGCCGCGTACAGGCGATGCGACGAACAACGAACTATGGGCGTGCCGCTGGTGTATCGCCGTGTAAGGAAGGAACTAAAATGATGTACAATCGGGGCATGGAGTTGATTATGCCTGAATACACGACAGATGAAGCCGCCGCAAAGTTGAACCTGAAAAGCGCGTCTACCATTCGTCATGCTATACGACGCGGCGAACTGGTAGCGAACAAGCGCGGACGAGATTTGTTCATCGAGGAGTCTGAACTGATGCGATGGGCAGAAACCCACCAGCCTAAACCGCGCAAACCGTACACCAAACGCAACCGCTAAACGAACCCCCTGTTGTTGGGGGTTTTTATTTATTGACAATATCACGCATGAGTGATATATTAGATACATAGTCAAATGACGCACACGGAGACACGAACATGAACGCAGCAATTAATTGGTTGACCAGCAAGACAGTAGCCGCCGAATACAGCGAAACAGGACTTCGCGTTTTCAACGGCACACTTCCTGCGAAGATGGCAGCCGATGTGCGCAAGTGGTTTGCCGCTAATGGGCAGTATCGCGACTGCGGTACACAGTCCGCTTACAGCGCCCATGTTGGCGGGTTTGCCTATACGCTGCGTCACAAGATTAGCAAGTCGGCATACAACACCGTGATTTTCACGGTTGAGCCGGAATGCGACCCCGATCAGGAACAGACCGTTAGCTGGTGGGCAGACTAGCCCACCTTAGAGGCATCAGGAGTAACCGAAAATGGCTATCAATCTTTCAACCTTCCCCCTTGTTTCAACAATTACGCAGTGGTTTATTGCCCCTTCTGAAGACATTGCCGATTACAGCGATGGCGACATTGACGACGACATTATCCTGCAAGGGGATGTGGTGCTGGTGCTGACGACACACCCCGCGTATGGGGACATCTGCGGTGAAGTCATTGATGTGGACTACGAACACGAACTGTCATACCGCGTGGCGTACCAGATCGAAGGGCGCTGGACTGCCCGCTGGTATGCGCTTGAGGACATTGCAAAGGTTTATTAAAGGGTTCGAGCCTGATTGCCAACAGCTTGGCGGCAAAAGCAATCAGGCTCAGCCTAGCCCCGTAAGGTTAGACACAAGGATTGTATCATGACTCTTGAGATGTTCCCCCTAGACCCCAATTTTGATGAGAGTATCCGCAGCATCAAACAGCGTGATAAGACTGTCTATTCTATCGTTGACATTATTGCGCAAATCACAGGCAGTAAAGATGCTGCACAATACTGGCGCGACACCAAAAAACGTCTTCAAAAAGAGGGGTTTGAAAGTCAAGAAAAAATCTTGAGTTTGAAAGCTCCCGCCAAAGATGGCAAACTGCGCTACTTTGATTTCGCAGACGCACATACCTGCTTGCGCATCATTCAATCCATCCCCTCCCCGAAAGCGGAACCTATTCGCCAGTGGCTTGCGACATTAGCCGTTGAGCGCCTCGAACAACAGGCAGACCCCGAATTAGGCGTGCAACGATCTGTAGATTTCGCATCTACAGTTTATCGCAAGCAAGGGAAGGATGATGCGTGGATTGAAAGTCGCCAGCGTGGCATTCTGAAACGTAAGACCGCAATGGACGCCGCCGCGCTCCATGCCGCTGAACAATTTTCTTATGGCGAACTGACCAACATTGAATACGTGCAACTGTTCAGACGCAAGGCTGCTGAACTGAAATCGCAGCTTGGCGGACGTAACCCGCGCGACTCCATGACCCGCCTTGCCCTGATCGCTATCGAATGGACGGAAGCCGCTTTTGAAGAACTGCTGAAACAGCGCGGGAGCAAACTCACGCGCGATGAACTCTACGCCGCTATGCGCCAGTGTGCCGGAAGTGTTGGCGCAACGGTACAGCAAATGCAATCCACACTCGGAATCGACCTTGCTACGGGTAAACCCCTGCTGCCTAAAGGAGACTGACATGCTCACCCCCAAACAACGCGCCGCCATGTACCTGCTGCTGTCCGAATTAGACCAGACCATCGAGGCGCACGCCTTTCGCCTTGCCAGCGCTGAAACGAAGGCATACCCCACACCGTTTGAAGTGGACGATGCCCGCGATGTGCTGGTGGCACAGCTTGCGACGTTCCTCACCTACAGCAGCAGCGGCATCCAGATCAGCATCGCCCCGGAGGGGGACGCCTTTACGCTCTTTGGTGTCGGGCTGGATGGCGCAACCGGATTTGCAGTCGTGACCCTGCCCGCAGAAGAACTGGCCGCGCTGCCTGAAACGCCTGAAGAAAATACGCTCATCGCTACAGGCACAGAAACAACCTATTGGGGTGAGGTGAACGTGTATCAACTGACGACAGGGGAATTGCAAGTAAACGTCGGGCCGGACGCTGAGGGCAAGGTGCGCGTCACGATTTACGACGCCATTCCGCCCACCAGAGTCTACGGTTATGAATTTAACGTGCTGCTCACGCCGTAATAAAAATGCCCCGTTTTGGGGCATTCTCAGCTATTGCAGCAGGGTCACCAGTTTGGCAATCACCCCGCCTGTGTCGCGTGCTGCTTCGCGGTCAATCCATGCTAATTCGCTGGCATCAAACGCGCCACGCCATGACGGTTTAGGCGGTGGTGGTAACGGCGTTGGGGCAGGTGGGGGCGTAGGCGGTGTCGTTTCCAGACGCAGCAGCCATGCCGCGATCCAGCCTGTAATCCCTTCCGGCGTCTGCACCTGTATCCACATGTCGATATGCCCGACCATTGCTTCCGCATTTTCCGGCCCCACGACCTTCAGACGCTGTGCGGGGGTGACAGTGGTGATCGGCGTGTTGTTCAGCGTCGGCTGTGGACGCAGGTTCACATAATCCCTGTCGGCACGCAGGTACAGCGGCGCGGGTGTTGGCGCGGGTGTTGGCACGGGAACAGGTGTGGGCTTCGGTGCTGGTGCTGGCGTTACCACGACAGGGTTCAGCCCGATACACGCGTCCAAAATATCCGTGTGCGCCAGCCAGTTATGGGGCCGCTGGTCGCCATCTTTATCGGACAGCATGTACAGCGCGTAGCCCTTGATACGCGGGTTTCTGGCGCGGATTTGCCCATGCCAGCGCAGTTGGGCCACAATCGCGTCTTTAAACGTCAGGTGTGGGAACTTCCAGCGCGTGACGTTGGGCAGGGTGCGAATGCCGCCGACCTTGCGTTCCCCGACGCAGACATTCAGATCATCCCCGGCAATGGCATTGGCACGCGCCCAGGTGTCGCGTAAATCCCATTCATCGCCAAAATAATCGTAGATACATTCGCCAATGAACATGTCATGTTCGGGGATCCCGAGTTCCAGCGCGTAGCGGTTGAGCCACATATCGCGGAACAGATGACGCGTCTGGTAGGGGCGCGATTCAATGTCCTCAAAGGTCGGCCAGTCCTGTTCGTAACGCAGCAGATCAGGATCGGTCATGATGGAACGCATGTAGGCATCGTCATACGTGCCCGCAGGCGCGACCAGTCCGGTGTAATCGTGGATGTCAATTTGCACCGTCCCGCGCAGCGCTCCGGCGACCTTCAGCGCATCGGCCCAGCCGCCCTTACGGATGTCGCGCGGGTCATCGGTGAACATCGTCAGGAATTGCGCGGGAAACCCCCACATATCCACCTTTAAGCCCTGCCTGTCCGCTTCTTCCATGACCTGCACGCTGTAGCGCATAAAATCGCCAAATTCGGCAGGAGACGGGGCTGGTTCGCAGCAGAACGTGACACGGTAGGGACGCCCCTCAAGCCGCGCTCTGGCATTGGTTACCCACACCTTAGCGGGCATCAGTTTCCACTGGCTGTTTTCGTTTTCGGCGTAGGGACGGTAGATGATGTCCGCATTGGGCAGACGTGCCTGAAGCTGGTCAGGGAATTCCAAACGAAAAGCCCCTGTTACGGGGTCAATCGAACCGCAGACTTTAGCGGTGGTGGGGTTGAGGCGGGTGAACCAGTCCAGCACCCACTGTTTGTTATTGATGTGCGCTGGTTCTACCCATGCGGTCAGCAGACTTGGCATCGTTAGCCTACTGCTTCGCCGCTGTCCGGTTTAGGATGCAGCACTTCGCCTAAATCCACGACTTCCTGACGGATACGCTTAAAGGCTTCATCATCGCCTTTAAAATTAGGGGTGAGAGCTTCAGCCAGTCGTTGCAGACTTTCCGTAATGCCGACAAGCTTATCAAAGGACTGCTGTGGGACGAGGTCACCCGCCGCTTTTGCCAGTTCAACGTTGGCCTTCAACACAGGCACAACAAACATGCGAATACCCGCGAAAATCGTCAGAATGAACGCCAGCAGGGTAATCAAAACCTGCTCGAACGAAAAGCCATTATTGACCACGGTCACGGGCTGTTCATCAACAATTGGCGCAGTTTCCGTCACTTCGGCAGGGGCTGCGGTGGTATCGATGATCATCACCGATTCCGTTCCTTCATCGACCAGGGGCGCAGCGTCCTGCGCCCCTTCGGGCGTGGCGTCCGGCGCGGCATCTTCAGCGCGGGCAAAACTCACCAGCGCCACAAACAACAGTAGGGCAATCAACAGGCGTACAAGTCTCATTTCGGTTTCTCCTTATCGGCTAAACTATCGGTTTCATGTTCACCACTGGCGGGGATGATTTCGGCTTTAATCACCGTCTCCCCGCTGGCGTTTTTCACATCTTCAAACATCAGCGTTCCGGCGGGCAGCGCACTTTTGTCCTTGGCCGCTTTTAACATCTCCACTTCCTCTTTCAGTTGCGAGTTTTCCGCCTTCAGCGTCTTGTTTTCACTTTCCAGCAGGCGCACGCGTTCCGCCAGTTCTGAGATGCGTGCGCGCCATTCGTCGCGCTGACGTTCAAATTCCTGCTGGTCACGTTCCCGCAGCGATACCAGGCTGTGCTGTTCGGCATTTGCCATTTTTAATTGGTCATTCATCGACTTCAATTGGGCACGCAGATCCGCCACTTCCTCACGCAGCGGGCGCAGCTTCAGCACTTCGGCCTGTAGTTTTTCCAGTTCAGTGTCCCGCCGCGAACCGTGTTCGACGTACTTTTCAAGGCGTTTAATCAGGCGCGTGATTTCCTCTTTGGCTTCGGCGAGGTCGGTGCGGGTCTGCTGAAGTTCCGTTGTGGTTTTATCCAGCGTATCCTTCATGTCGCCCTTGCTCACGATCAATTCACTGATTCGCGCGTTCGCCAGTTCGTTTTTCTCACGCTGCTCATCGCGGTCTTTCTGTGCCAGTAAAAACTGTTGTTTGTTAAACTCGCGTTCCTTATTGAGTTCATCGAAGGCGTCATTAATCAGCGATTGCGCCGCCTGCTGCGTGGTCGCAATCAATTCCTGTTCCCGCGCTTTCTGTCTGGCTTCATCGCGTGTTTTTTCACGCCGCATTTTAATGCTGATGCCGAGATAAGTGACAATCCCTGTAGCGAATGTCCCTATAATGCCCAGCACGGCATTCAGGGTTTCAGTTTCCATCTCGGTTACACATTCTGTTATACTTGTCCATGTAAGCCGCCTCCAACGCGGTTTGCCGCCTCCCGGTGGTTCGCGCCATGCGGGAGGGTTCGTTAAGTGTTATAGAACAGATGTACAAAATCTTACACCTTTTTTAAGGTGCTGACAACTCTAAGTCTGTGCTGTGCTGCCAGCCAACGGTGTTGACCCCAAACGGCTCAGGGTAGTATTCCGTTTCCGTCAGCACGCGGGTTAACCCGTAGTCGGGATTAGAGGACGCAAACACGACAAAGACACGCGCTGACAGTGTGCCGTAAATCAGCCCCAATTCGCCCGTAAAACAACGCCCCGTCATCTGCTGATAGCGGTTCAGGCTGTTGGTCACATCCACCTGCATTTCAACCAGCGACAGCCCCTGCGCGTCGATGATGTTTTGTGCCGCGTCAGTGACGGTGAAACCGAGTGATATGCTGTAACAATCGGGCTGTGACTGCGCAAATGAAAACAGCAGCACCCCAAACAGGGATATGGTAACGATCAGCACCGCGACAGGTAGTAGTCTCATGACAGTTCCTTTTTGGGTAGATACCCCACCCTGCGCACGGCTAAAGGCAGAGCATCCAGTTTTTCGTGGGTGTCGGTCGCGCCCTGAAGCAGCGCCCCGATCTGCGTCACATACGCCGCCCGCTGTGTTTCGTTAGAGCGTTCGGCATACGCCTTAAAATCAGCCTTATCAAACTGCCATTCAATGATGGTCTGTGTCCCATCAGGGTAGGTCTTTAAAAACTGACAAAACCCGTCCTGTGTCCACAGAATCAGGCGCGCATCATCCACCTGAGAGGTGATAAAGGCGCACATCTCCCAGAACAGCGCTTCGGTTGTATCCTGAGGTAAATTTTTCACACGCGCTCCTATGTCACCGCAATCGACTG